TCATGTCTGTTAAACACAGCGTGTCGGGTTCGGGCTTTAAACAGCGCGTTCGTAGTGTAGTACGGTTCGACATTACGCGGTTGGATACAGATCCAACTGCAACTGGTGGGGTTGTACCCACCGTGTCGGCCTACATGGTAATCGACCGCCCCAATCAATCGGGGGGGTTCATTACCGCAGCGCACATTCAGACGCTTGTCGGGGCAGTAGCGGACGTTGTCGTCCCAACTGCTAGTCTCGATAAGCTGCTGAACATGGAGGCTTAATACCTTCCTCTTCTGGTCCATTTCCTGACGCTTTATTGCTAAGGAAACGAAGCCAGTTGGTGTTATTTGGTGAGTCTGGATGACAAGGGTCGTCACGTGTGAAGCAAAGTAGCTAGGAGACCTACCCATATGGGAAGTCAGAATAGCCTGGGTCTAGAATTCTATCTAGGCCTTTTCAATGCTAGCCTACGTGATGTGGCTAGTGCATCTGCATATCCGAACATCGAGTTCGAGCGCGATATTGTAGTGATACAAAATCGCACTCGCCATGAAGGTTTAGAGTTCTTAACAAGAACCCTTCCTTCCTTAGCTAAGGCAATTGACATTGCCCTTGCTACAGGTACTCCGCTACAGAGTGTTTCCTTCAAGCTGAAGGGACACACGAAGATCCCCCATTTTATGGGGTGGCTTCTAGCGCGAGTATTCGATGAATACGGCTGTGAACGCAGTGATGCGTGCACAGATTCACTACGTTGGTTGCGTCAAGTCTTGTACACACTGTACAAGCTTGAGGTGCCGACTACCAAGGAACAAGATAATGACGTCATTAACTCGTTTGTACGCACTGACGCTGAACTATCAGTTCTCCAAATACCTGGAGGATCCTCGCAAGAAGATCCAATTCCAGGACGGAATGGACTGTTTCAGCGACGAGGCCCACGTCCTCCGAAGGCAGATTTCTGCCCTCACGGAGGAGAAAGACCAGGAGCTGTTGAGCCCCTCGGTCCTCTGGACCCTCGTGCCTTGGGACGCATCCGCCAAATCGCTAGCCTCCTTATCAAAGAGGTGGTCGGCGTGGTGGATCCCAGGGACCCAGCAACTTGTCTACCAAGACATGGAGCTGGAAGCGTCGCTAACGGCGATAGACCTCACGAAAAGCCTGTCTTTAAGACCTACTATCGTGAGTTGTGCAAAGAATTTCCTTTCGAGGAGTTCTTCGTATACAACCTATCCGCCGTGTGTGACGATCTTAGTCGCGTACTTCCGCTGCCTGAGCTCGATACCGGAACCGCAAAAGTGGTTCTCGTTCCGAAGGACAGCAGAGGACCTCGGTTGATATCGTGC